ACTTGCGCAGCAGGATCAGCACGTTCAGCGCCGCGATCAACGCGCCCAGGGTCGGGATTACGATCAGGTTGACGTGGTGGGCATAGGTTTCTGCGCTTGGCATTGCCCAGGGCCAGCTCATGGCACCCGCGCTCACGCCCCATCCCGCCTTCGTGGCAACACCCTCGATCTTGTTGTTCATCTGCCCCTCTCTAATCGGCATGAAAAAACCGCCCACAAAGGGGGCGGCGCGGGGCGGGGGTTGGCCCCGCCGAAGTGGCGTCAGGCTAAGCTGACACCTCAATCAAGCCTCCTTGATGTTCCCCAACAGCGTGTCGGCCTGTGCTTCAATTACGCCGCCCATCGAGGTCATCGATAGGATCAGCGCCACGAAACGATGGCGGTGCCTGCGTCAAAGCTTCCCGCGCCCGCGATGATGGCGATCTGCGAGATGTCGCCGCCGATGTCGACGTATCCGCCGCCGCCGCCGCCCCTGGGGGCTACGGAATCGACAAAGAAACCAGATCCGGCCCAGATATTGCCGGAGACGCGGTTCAGAACCATCGTTCCAGTGATCGATGCGGAAGTACTCGTTTGACCCGAAACGGGAATATCGGTGCTGCTGGATGATGCGCTTGTGGCGCCCGAGTTTCCGTTTTGCGATGCCGCTGCGGAATACCCTGTGGAGACGATGCCCCCAGACGTTCCGAGCCGGAGCGAGATAAGTCCACTCGATGAGAGCGAGGCGCCGACCAACGTCACCTCGACATGGTTCGCGCCCACCGGAATGCCCGAAAATATGACAGACGATCCGGCAAGAGCCTGCGGCTCCGCCATGCCCCGCGGGCCTATTGTGGCTGCCAGCTGCGCCGGGCTGATCGTGGCTTGCCCGCTGTCGGTTCCGGAAATCCACGTCGCATCGGATTTGTAGAAATCGAGCGCATCCAGCGTTGCCAGATCGCCCAGCCCGAGATTTGCCCGGGCGGTTGCGGCATTGGTCAGGTCCGCCAGGTTGCTCGCCGCGACGAGCAGGCCCTCGGCAGAAACATAGGCGGCCACCCATGCCGAGCCGGTCCACAGCATCATCTTCTCGCTGGTGCTGTCGAAATAGAGCGATCCCGCCACCAGCGGCGCGCCGTCATTGTCCACAACGGGGGGGGCCGATTTTGCCCCAAGATAGCGATCATCGAAACTGTCATAGGCCGCGAGCGTCGCATCCCTTGCGGCGGCGGCAGCCGCAGCGGCGGCGCCGGCCGTGCTTGCCGCGCTCGAGGCCCCGGTCTGCGCCGTGCTGGCGTCCGATGCCGACGCATCTGCGGCCTCTGCCGCGGCCAGCAGCTGTGCGGACAGGATATTGAGGCCGGACACCAGGTCGTTGAGCCCGGCCACAAAAGGCGCAAAATATGCCATCATCGCATCTGCGGCGGCCGGGAATGTCACCGGGTTGTTCCGGCTGGGTGCCGCGGGCGGCGGTGTGATCGTAGGCAATGTCATCAGGTCAGGCCCTCCACTTCAAGGCTGCCAAAGCTGACCGTGGTGGTCAGCGGGATCGAGAAATCCTGGAAAAATCCGTAGACGGTGGTGCCGAACTGGCCCGTCTCGTCTCCGGCGTAATAGACGGCGGGGATGGCGCGCAGCCCCGCGAGGATCTTGCGGATGCGGCGGGCCTCGCCGGTGGGAAAGCTGAAGCGGAACTTCGTGGTATCGGAATAGGCGCGCTCGACGATGACGGCATTGCCCCATGCATCGCGCTCCTTCACCGAGAAGTCCTCGAAGCCGATCTCGGTCTCGGTCAGCGTTTCCCCAAGCGCCTGCGACTGGCCGAGCACGATCTGCCCGACCTCGGTGATACCGTCCGAGGTCAGGGTGATGTCGATCTGCGTGCCGGTGTGGGCGGGGATGCCCGCGGAGACATCGTGATCGACGATGATCACCGGCTCGACAAAATACGACCACCAGTCGGTGACCGCGCTGTTGTCGACGAGGCCGTGGCTCTGGTCATGGATCACGCCATCGACCGGATCGGTGACCGTGACGCGGATCGCGGCGGCGGCGACTCCGAAGAAAGCAATGGCATCGACGCGGCGATCGGGCCGCAGCCGATAGGTGATCTCACCCGCCTGCATCACCGGATCGGAGATCAGCCGATCGAAGGCCTTCCAGCGGTTTGTCGCGCCGAGGCGGACCCAGAAGGCGCTGGCAGCATCGGCGAGAGGATCCTGCCCGGTGTTGTCGGTGACCGCCTGATAGAGGGCATGGCCGCGCACGACCCGTTCCCCGGTGGTGTAGCCCTCGGCCGCATCCCAGGTGGGCGCGTCGGTCTCTGCGACATTCGACGACAGCAGCATCGCCTCGGTGATGGTGATCGGTTCGATGATCCTCATGGGTTGGTCTCCTGTACGGGCGGCTGCCCGATGGCATCCCATTTGCGGGTGATCTTCGCGATGCTGCGGGTGTTGTCGGCGGTCTGCAGACCAAGCTGGCGGCTCTCATCCTTGAGCGCGCGCAGTTCCTCGCGCAGGGCCCGCAGCTCTTCGACCACCTGCCGGTTGTCGAGCATCGAGCGCGTCTCGGACGGGTTGTAGACCCGCGAGGGCGCGACGAGCTCGAGGTCATTCTCGCCGATATAGGCCGGGCCACCGTCATGGGAGCCGCCGCGCGCGAAGGCCGGGAACTGCTGTGCCGCCAGATAGGCTGCCTCCTGGCTGCCGGTCGGGTCGTAGATCGTGCTGCCGACCAGGTCGGCCGCATCATAGCCCGCAATCGACTGGCGGATCTGATCTGCCGTCTTGCCGCTGCTGTCATAGCCGATCAGGCGGGCCATCTCGGCCAGATCCGCGTCACTCACGAAATACGCCCCGCTTGCATCCGCGGTCAGACCGGCGGCATAGGTGTTCAGCCGCGTCACGGCGGTGTCGCGCGCCGCCCGGGCCGTCTCGGCCTGCATCGCCGCCGCCAGCGCCGCGAGCGCGCCCTGCAGCGCGACGAGCGGCGCCGCGTCGATACCAGAGGCGCCATCGAGTGGCGATCTGTTCCGCGCTCAGCGCATTGCCTGCGGCGATGGCGTCGCGCACCTCGGTCATGAGGTCGATCTGTTCCTGATAAAGCCCCTGCATCACCTCCCACTTTGCGCCCTCGGCGTCAGCCGCGCTCTGCACCGTGCCCAGATCCGACAGCACCCGCGCCTGTGCGAGGGCGAGTTCGACCGCCGTGCCCGCGGTGCCCGACAGATTGTCGAGATAGGCCTGCGCGGCGCCGGTCAGCCCGGTCACCGCCTCCAGATCGCCCGCGCGCGCCGAGGTGAGCAGTGCGCGATATTGCGTCTGGGCAGCGCTTAGCGCCTGCGTCGGCGAGACCAGCGCCCCCGAGGTCACCCGCATCGAACTGATGAACTCCCCGATCGTCTCTGCGGCCTTGATCCAGTTGCCTGCCGCTGTTGCCGCGGCCCGTTGGCTCTCGGTCACCGCACTGATCGCCGCATCGAGGTGGGTCGACACCACCCCGAGCAGGGTCTCGAGCTCGGCGGTTAGCCCGGCCACCGGCGGCAGGATCTGATCCATCACCCCGGCCATGCCCACGAGGGCCGCCCAGAGCGCGCGACCTGCCTCGGTGGTCAGGTCCTGCGCGTCGATCAGCGCGCGATATTCGTCGCGCGAGCGCGGCAGCGCGGCGTTGTAGGCGGCAAGCGCCGTCGCGGCCTGGCGCGTCAGGATCGCCTGTTGCTCAGCCTCGGAATAGAAGGTGCCCCAATAGGTCGAGACCGCCGAGGTGAAACCTTCGGCGCCGCCGAGCAGATCCTGCAGTGCCGAGGACACCGCCGCCCCGGCAAGCCCCGCATAGCGCAGCGAATAGCCGAGCGTGTCGAACACACCGTTGACCGTGCTCAGCGCCATGCTCAGGCGGCTCAGCGCATCGGTCGCGGTCTCGCCCGTCGCGATCAGATCGTCGAGCCCGTCGATCATCAGCGCATAGGCATCCGCCGCATCCGACATCGCCTGCGCCAGCGCCTTGCCGATTTCTTCGTCGCTGAGCCCCTTGGTGGAGACCTTCAGCTCATAGGAAAAGGCGTCGAATTCGTCGGCGGCAATATCGAGAACCGACGCCATCGACAGGATTGCGGCCTGCGTCGCATTGATCGCCTGGGTGATCGGATTGGCCACGTCGTCGCTGGCCACGGTGCTGGTGGTCTTGGTCGAGGAGCTCAGCCCCCAGAACTTCGTCTTCTTCACCTTCTTGTAGGTCGAGACCAGCACATCGGTGTCGTTGATCACCGCCAGGATGCCCGCATCGAGCAGCTTGGTTTTGGTACGAAAGAAGCTGACCACCCCCGCGACGATCGCAATCGGGCCCGCGATGGCCCCGATGGCCGAACCAAGCGCGCCGAGGGAGGAGGCGATCGAACTGCCGCTCCCGGCGAGCAGAGCGCCCACATTGCCGGTGAGGTTCGCGAAGGCCCCCGTGACCGAGGCCGAAAGCCCCGCCAGCCCGCCCGAGAAGGCGCCGGTGATCGACCCCCAGGCCGCTGACACGACCGAGCCCGCGAAATTGCTCATGCCCAGCGAGATCGCGGAGAAGGCCGTGCCGAGCCCCGACATGGCGCCGCCGGTCGCGGCCGCGGCGGCGGTGCCGCCCGCCGAGACGGACCCGGTCAGCCCCATGCCGATCACGATCTGGTTCTTCAGCGCCATCGCGATCGCCTGCTTCAGCCAGGACTTGAGCGCATCCGTCATCGAGCGCAGCCCGCCCGTGAACCCATCGACCAGCCCGGTCGAGATCGCATCCGTGAACTCGCCCACCAGCGGCAGGCTATCTGCGAGCTCGACATTCAGATCGCGGACCGCCTGCGCCCATTCGTCTTGCGACAGCGCCGCCTGCAGCGGCACCAGACGCGCGAGCTTTTGCCGATAGGCCTCGAGTGGATCGAGCGACGCCTTGAGCGCATCGAGCTCGCGCTCATGTTGCCGTGCCAGCCGCTCGGCCGCGCGCGTCGCCGATCCGCTCGAGCGCGCCTCGGCCCGGTTGCTCTCGATCAGCTGCTCCTTCTGGGCGAGCAGATCCTTGAGGGTGCCGATCTGCGCCATATCGGTGGCATAGCGCGCGTTAGCGATGACCAGATCGGCCCCGGCGGCGACGGCGGCGTTCCGGTTTGCCTGCGCCCGCGCCTCGAGCCCCGCGACCATCACGGCGTTCGCGGCATTCGCCTTGGTCTTGAGCGCCTCGATCTCGACACCGACCGAGGCAACCTGCGCATCGAGATTGACCGAGAAAGCCGCCGCCGAGGACAGGGCCGAGGCGAGCTGCTGCGCTGCGGTCTTCGCATCATCGAGGTTGATCGCCAGCCCGGCGGCCAGCCGTTCGGCCTGGTCGGTGAGGCCCGCATATTGCAGCGCGTTCACGGCAAGCTGGCCCGCCGCCTCGGCCGCATCGACGATATCCTTCGGAAGGCTCCCCGACGCCGCCTGCGCCTGCTGCAACCCGCCCAGGAGCTTGGTCGCGGCGCCCGCAACAGCGTCCATGTTGCCGCTCGACAGCGCCGCATTCATCTCCTTGACCGCGCCGACGACAGAGGTCGCCTGAACAAGGGTCAGGCCATACTCGTCCTTGATCCCGGCCGAGAGTCGCTGGATCTGGTTCAGCTGCACGACGCGGCGATCTTCGTTCTGGTAGATGCTGGTCGAGAGGTCCCCATAGGTCTCATAATCCGCGATCAGACCACCCATGAGATCGCTGATCTTCTGGGTGGCCTCCTGCATCGCGCTGGTGGCCTTGATCTGGCTGAGCGCGAGCTGCGCCTCGAAGAGCTTCTGCGCGGTCTCGGCGCTGTCGCCGAACTCGCGGCGCAGCGCCGCCATCGGAATGGCCGCCTGTTCGACGGCGCCCTTCATGGCACCCACCGAGGACGACAGGGCGCTGACGATCTCATCGAGGGAGCGTGCCTTCTCGCTGGCCCCGAAGAGGCTCATGGCCAGCGGGCCAAGCACAGCGATGGCCCCACCTGCCAAAATGCCCCACATGCCGAACACGGTCAGCATGTCGGCGGCCTGCACGCTCAGCGCCTGCAGGTAGTTGCCGGTCACGGCGCCCTGTTGCGCCACCTGGTTCAGCTGGAAGGAGAACTGCTTCATCGCGTTTTGTCCGCCGCCAACGCTTGCGAAGAGCCCCTTGCTGGCGCGGGCTGCAGCGTTCGTTGCCGGTGCGATGCCGAGCATCTTCTGCGCGGCCAGATCCAGCACCTGGTTCGCCTGGGTCTGCGTGATCGCGCCGGTCTTGACGGCTGCCGTCATCGCCTCTTGCGCCGCCTCATAGCGCTTCGAACTCGCATAGACCGGATCGAGCGAGGCCCGCAGCGCCTCGTACTGCCCTTTCGAGAGCGCCACCGCCGCAGCATGTTCCTGCGCGCCCTGTTTTGCCCGCTCGGCTGCGGTGGCGACGCCCATGTAGCGGCTCGCCGCCTGCTCGAGCGCGATGTTGGCCGCGCGCTGCGAGGCATCGCCCCGCTCGACCATCGCAGCCAGATCCTGCTGGATCTGGCGATAGCGCAGCGTCGCCGCGTAGGCCGGATCGATCGAGGCGCGCAGCCGCTCGAAGGCAGCCCCCGAGCCCGCAACTGTGCGCGAGATCCCGGCGATGGACTGATTGACGTTCGCCGCCATCTTCTGCGTCGTGGCCACCAGCGTGCGCGATCGGCTTTCGTATTGCGAGAGGTCAAGACCGACACTCGCCTGCATTGCTGCGGGGCTGCTCACCGACATGTTGGATATCCGATCATGCAAAGGAAAACGGCGGGCCGCTCAGCCCGCCGTGCTGTTGTCGAGATCCACCGGCGCAATCGCCAGAGGGTCTTCTCCGGCCTTCAGAGCCGCGCAATAGCCCGCGCACATCGCCGCGAGCGTCTCGATCTCCCAAGGCTCGGAAAGCCGTTCCGTCGCCCTGGCAAAGGCCTCGATCTCGGGCCAGTCGGTGGCGCGGGCCTCCGCAAACCCGGGCCGCATCGGCCCGACGAGCTGCATCGCCTCGATCAGGTAGCGCCCCGCATCAAGCACCGGCAGGCGCAGATCCCGCCCGCGCTTCTGGGCGAAGGTCAGCCGCGACACCTGCCAGCTCCTGGGCACCGAATGCAGGTGCCCGAGCTGGCGCGCGTAGAGGATCAGGAGGCGGCGGCGTTTCCCAGGTAGCTGTCGCGCCGCGCGGCGAAGGCCAGCACCTGTTCCACGAAGGAGCGCTCGCCCTCCTGACCGTTCACCATCTGCAGGTTCAGGAACCAGCGCAGATCGTCTTCGGCCAGCGTCAGCGCCGCCGCGCCGCGCGAGACATTCTCGAAGCCCGCGATCAGCGGCACGGCGCTGTCGACCATCTGGGCGTGCAGATCCTCGAGCATCTGCACATCGCCCTTCTTCGGCTTGGCCTTCATCCGCGCCTGCTGGGCTTCCCGCAGCGCCTTCTGCGCCGTGCGGCTCTCGGTGCCACGCACCAGCACGATACAGGGCTTGGTCTTCTCAGCGTCGGCATAGAGCTTGGCGCCTGTCACCGGATGTTCCAGGTGAACGCGGCCGGGCTTCTCGGCCGCCGTGCGGCTGTCGAACTGCGCAAAATCCATCGTCGTTGTCCTCTGTCTCTTGTCTCTGTGGGATGCCCTGCGCCTGATTTGGCGCAGAGCTCTGCGCTTAGGCGGCGACGCGCACGACGGCGCAGTTGATCCGGGCCTGCCCGCTCATGCCCTTCTGCGTCGAGGCGGTGCGCGAGCGGTCGCGCACGTTCGCGACCTTGCTGTGGAAATACGAGATCTCGCCGTCGGGGTCGGTGATCTTGAAGGACACGTCGTCGTTGGTGTTGCTCTTCGCGATCAGCAGCGCCTGGCCGGTGTCGGCGGCGCCGCTCAGCAGGAAGGTGAAATCGCAGGTGCCGCCATCGACGGCGCCGTTGGTATGCATCACCCGGCCCTTGAGCGTAGTCTCGGTCGAATCCTCCGAGGTGTCGCCGATCTCGCCCCATTCGAGGATCTCGCCGATCTCGGCAAAGCTCAGCGCCGCGAAACCCGTGGCATCGATCGTCGCGGGCTTGCCCGCGGCGGCTTCGACGGTCGCGCCGATATAGGTCATGTTGGTCATGGTCAGCCCTTCTTGTCAGTGCCCGAGGTCTCGGGCGTTGCGGGTTTTGCCGAGGCCGGGGCCATGGCCTCGGTCCCGGCGATCTCGATCACCTTGGCGGCCAGCCGACCGCGCAGGAAATTGTGGTTATCGACAGTGCTCAGCACGGTCTGGTCGAGTTCGACCGCCTGGCGCGCGGGCAGCTTGTGGCCCGTCGGCAGGATCAGGTCGGTCTTCGTGGTGTTGGTGACTTTCGGCATTGGCGCCTCCTCGAATGAACAGGCCCCGCACCCTGGCGGGGCCTGCGAATGCCCCGGCCGCAGGACTGCGGCCGGGGCGGTTTGTCATGATGGGCGCGGATCGTGCCGGGCCCTCAGCCGCCAATCGTGCGGCGGTATTCGAGCCCGAAGGTCACGACGACGGTGCCGATCTTCTGCTCACCCTCGCCGTTGAGCGTCGTGGTGACGTCTTCGGGCAGGCAACGGATGCCCTGCGCCTGCATCGCAGCTGTCACGCAGGCCTCGATCGCGTCGGCATCGAGATCGATCTCGTCTTCGAGGTCGGGGCCGCCGAGGCGCTTGGCCACGACCTGCAGGCGCAGCGCGCGCTGCATCTGCTTGAGTGTCAGCGGCGTTACCCGCTCTTGCGGGGTCACGACACCGATCACCGGCAGCAGTTCGGCATTGATGCCCCCGGCCCAGGCCGAGAGCAGGGTGAACCCCGACATCCGGGGATCACCCTCGAGGGCTGCGCGCGCGATGGCCCGGAAAGTGCCCCGCGCGCTCACGGCAAGATCCTTTCGAGCTCGCACAGCACAAAAGCCTCTTCATCGGGGGAGGCGCTCGGTCGGAAGTTGGTGATCGCATAGACGCGACCATTCCCGGGCTCGATCCGGTCCCCGCGGGCCAGTTCCGGCACGAGGCCGCCACGCACCTTCCAGGTCGGGATGCCGATGATCACCGCGCGCCCGCTGTCATCTTCTGCATCCGCCAGTTCCTCGCGGAACATCGACTGCACCGGGCGCGCCGGGCGGCCCGCCGCGGTGTAGCTGACCTGGTCGCCGAACAGCGCGTTGAGCGTATGCGCCATCCCGTCGAAGAAAGAAGCCATCAGCGGATGACGCCATCGAGCAGCACGCGACCGCTGGCCGCCCCGCCCGCGACCAGCGCGACGGAGGCGCCCACCAGCGTGTTGTCGGTGTCGGTGGTCGTCATCGCTTCTGCCGTCGCATCCCAATAGATCTTGGTGCCGATGGCCCAGGCTTCGGCGGCCACCTTCGGCAGATCGAAAACACCGCGCCGCACGAGCACGACCTCTTCGCCCAGGGCCGCCGCCCCTTGGGCGACACCGCAAATAGCGCCGACTGCGACAAACGCGCCCGACGACACGGCCGAGGGTGCGGGAAGGGTGATATGCTCACCCGGGCTGATCCAGTTCTTCATCTTTGATCCTCTCTGTTCAGGGTGCAGGAACGACGAAGGGCGGCCAAAGCCGCCCTTTCGTCAGATCATCAAAGGCGTCCCTCAGACGCCGGGGTTCTTCCAGGCGCCGCGATGTTCGACCGCGGCGGCGCCGAAGATATGGCGGGCGTTCATCACCACGGCATCGGGGTTCATGCCCTCGATCGTCTGCACCGTCGGCGCGGCATAGCCATCGAGATAGGCGTGCGCGATCGGCGGCAGGTCGCTCGAGACCAGATACCACGCGGTATCCGAGCCGCCCGCGGCGGCGCCGAGGTTCGGCACCACGCCCGGGGTCAGCGTCGACTTGAACGGGTTCACCTTGCCGTCCTCGCCGGGCGTGGTGCTGGTCGCGAACTGCAACGCCACCAGCTCGAGGGCGGGCGGCACGATCAGTCGGTCCGGCTCGACTTGCATGAAATCGTCCTTGTCGCTCGAGCCGAAGGGGCGCTGTTCCCACATCGCCTTGCGCCCGGCCGAGACACTGGTGATCGAGATCGCCGCGGCGGGCGCCGCGAGGTTGCCGTGGTCGGCATGGAAGAGCGACTTGCCGTCGGACTTCAGCTTCGCATTGGCGCGGAAGAGCGACCAGACCATCGAATTCTCCATGGCGCGCGCGGCCATCGCGAACTCGGCCGGGATACGGTTGAAGGCGCCCATATCGTCATTCACCACAGCCTCGAAGGTCAGCCGGATCGTGCGTCCGCGCCGCTCGACCTTCAGCCCCTCGGCCTCGTCCGACAGAACCGCCTCCTCGTATTCGCCGTTCTCGCGCACCCGCTTGAGCGCGAAGTCACCACCGAAGCGCACCGCGTGCAGCTCGCGGAAGTCGGTCGCGGTCTGGGCCGCCCCGGTCACCAGCTGCCACGAGGCCGCGCGGCGCTGATAGGCCGCCAGCAGAGTACGGTTCATGACCTCGGTGGTGATGTAGGCGAAATCGCTGACGCCATAGGCCCCGCCCATCATCGTGGTCGAGGACATCCCGCGCCGGATCGACTCGAGATCATTGTAGCCGCGCGCGGGCCCGGCGAGTTCCATCGCCATATGCCGCAGGCGCATGCCGCGGAACATCGTGGCGGGCCCGTCCGCCTGCCCCATCAGCGCACCGATCATCCCCTCCATCCGGGTCTCGGTCTCGTCGCGCCCGATCCGCGCGGCGGGGGCGGCGCTGCGACCGGCGGGCTCGTTGGCCGCCATCGTCGCGAGGATGCGCGAGCCCGCATCGGCCACGCTCACGCCGCCGTCGATCAGCGCATCGAGATCGGCCTGCATGAACCGCCCGGCAGCGACATGCGGCGCGGCCATCTCGCGGATCGCCCGCACCCGGGCACGCTCCTGCGCGATGCCATCAGCCGCACCGCCAGGCGCGGCCATCGTGTCGGGCGCGGGCGTCACTGGCGGCGTTTGCGGCGGCGTGGTGGTGGGCGCCGTCGACGTGGTCGTCTGGGTCTGGGTATTCATGTCGGTTTCCTTGTGTTGGGTGCCGCTGCTGACGGCGGGGGTACGACCGGGCCGCGGGGCCCGCTCAGGGGTGGGTGCCGCCGCAAGCCGCGCCTGCAGCTTGTCGCGCGCGCTCATGTAGGCGGTCTGGACAGTTGCCAGCGCGGGAACGGTCGGTGCGACCACGGCCACTCCCCCGTCGGCAATCCCGTCGGCAAAGCCGTTCTCGATCGCGGCCTCGGGCCCGAACCAGGTCTCGGCCTTCATGATCTCGCGGCACTCGACCGCGGACTTGCCCGAGGCGGCCGCATAGACGGCGGCATAGGTGTTGGCGGTCAGCCCGAGCTGGTCCGCCTTGCGGCGGGCCTCGGCCTCGTTGCCCCAGATCGCGCCCGAGGGGTCATGGATCATCAGGTGCGAGCCTGCCGACATCAGCCGTTCCGCCCCCGCCATGAAGATCAGCGAGGCCGCCGAGGCGGCGACACCCTCGACCACGATCCGGCACCCGCCCGGGTGGCCGGCAAGGATGGCGCGGATCTGCTCGCCAGCATCGGCGTGGCCGCCCGGCGAATTGAGCCGCACCGTCACCCGCCCCTCGCCCAGGGTGGCCAGCGCCTGGCGCACCATGCCCGGGGCGAAGAACACGTCTTCCTCCCACATCCAGCCGACCCAGTCGTCGAGCAGCACATCGCCGCTCAGGATCAGCTCTCCGCCCACGATCAGGTCATTGCCCGTCCGCATCGTCGTCCTCCTTGTTCGAGGCCTCGGCCTCCGGTTTGCGATTGCTGTTGGCTGCAGCGGGGGCCTCTAGGCCTGCGGCATTGTCGGCCTCGGCATCCTGCTTGCGCTCGGTGCGGATGCGCTCGGGATCGCGGCCCAGCTCGCGCTGCGCGCTCTGGCGGCTCACCAGCCCCGCGTCGATCTCCTCGATCATCGCCGGGATCTCGCGGGTCGGATCGACCATGATCCGCCGCGGCGGCGTCCAGTCCATGGTGAACTCGAGGCCCTGATGACCGACAAGCGCGATTCCCTCACGGAACCACCGTTCCATCCCGGCACCGAACTGCATGATCATCAGCCCGCGCTGCCACATCCGCACCAGTCGGTCGAACTCGTTGCGCCCCATGCGCGCGCTCGAGAAGTTCGCCTGGCGCAGGTTGCCTGTCAGCGACTCGAAGGTGATCCCGAGGCCCACCGCAATCGTGCGCAGCCCCCAGGTCATGAACTCGTCGTAGCCCTCGATCGAGGGCGGGTTCACCGGCACCGCGTCGGCCCCATCGGGCAGGCTGACAATCGCGCCCGGCGCGAGTTGGTCGAGCCCTGCGCCGCTGTTCGCCGGCCGCAGCGCGCCGCCGGTCCACTTCAACATCACCGCCATCAGGGACGAGATCTTCTGCTTCAGGATCTGCGCCTCCTGGTAGTCCGCGATCTCGCCGAGCGTCATCATCACCGGCGCAAGCCACGGCACCCCGCGCAGCTGGCCCGCACGCTCGAAGCGGCGGATGTGGATCACGTCCGACCAATGCACCCGGCTCGACTGCAGCGGCTTGCGCGTCAGCACCGCCCCGGGATGTTCGTTGAAGAGGTGATAGGCCTCGATTGCGCCGGTCGGGCCATATTCCACCCCCTCGATCACCTGGTTCTCCCCCCAGGACGAGACCGTGGTGTCGAGGCAATCCACCTCCAGCAGCTCAACCTGATAGGGCAAGGGCAAATGTCGGCCATAGGCCCCGCGCCGCCAACGACGGCGCAGCAGCACCTCACCATCGGCAAAGACCGTCGACATGCAGATCTGCTGCATCTCAAGGAGGTCATATTCCCCAAGCGCGCAAATCGCTGTGCTCAGCAAGTGGCGCTGCAGCAGATCCTCGACCGTTGCCTTCGCGTTCTCGCCCGCGGTGCTGCGGATCGAGGGCATGATCCCCTCGCCCACCACATTCGCCACCACCACGTCGCGTGCCCGCGTCGCATAGGCACGGTTGCGGATCATGTCGCGGCTGAGCTGGCGCAGCCGGGCGCGCGAGCCGAACGCCGCCGCATCAGCGGAGGTGGCTGGCGCTTTCCAGTCATAGGTACGCCGCCCGCGCGAGGCGGCGTCGTAGTTCATCAGGTTCGCGGTCTGCACCCGCGCCGCAACGCGTTGCAGCGCCATCTGCGGCGCGAAGAACCCGATCGTCCGGTCGAGGATGTTCATCACAACCCCCGCGACGTGCGGACATAGCCCACCGAGAAGCCAGCCGCCGTCCCGATGCCGGTGAGCTCGGCCTCGATCATCCGCAGCGTCTCCTTCATGTCGGCCAGCGAGCGGAAGGTCAGCTCCTCGCCATTGATCCGCGCGTGCGACACGCCCTTTGCAATCGCCGCCCGCAGCCGGTCGGCGTCATCCTGTGTGAAAGCCATGGGTCCTACCGTCTCCGCAGGAAGTTGATGGATTGCGGCAAGGCCGCCGTCTCCGGGGTATCGCTGGCACTCTCGGCGTCATTCGTGCGCGCCAGCGCCACCGCATTGGCGTTCGTGAGCCCCGCCACACACCAGTCGGGCGGCGCCTCCCAGTTCACCCGGGCAAGGCCCAGATGCTCGGCCAGCGCCAATGCCTGCACCGAATGATCGAGCGTCTCGTTGCGCTGGATTCCGGGCTTCTTCTCCC